GTTTTTCTTTCATGCGCGTTCTAGGACTCAACCTAGAAAGTGATGAAATAAAGTCCAAGTATCTTTTGGATAAATTGTACGCTAAAAATTGGCATTTTGGAGTTGATTTCGCACAATGTGTGTGGGATCTTTCCAAATTTGTCATTTCTAAGTGTGCTCTTTTCTTTGAGACTGGCGACTATTCCGTTTTCTTCCAAGATGCGGATGATGTTACCAGATGGGGTATTTTAGCAGACGAATTATATGCTAAATCCCTGTATCTTGGAGATCCACAAGGACACAACTTAGACGTTCATAAATATCGTCTGGAAGTTATGGAGATGCTTGACAATGGCAAACAGCTCATGTTAAACATTCCTCCTAATCACCCAAATCGAACTTATATCTCGACGAAAGTCTTGCAATTAGTACGAATTGAGGCGGAAATGAACTCCCAAGACGCTATTATGAGACCGCGTCAGTCACCTTTTGCAGTTCTTGTTGCCGGGAACTCAAGTATTGGTAAATCGTCTGTGATTGAAATTTTATTCCATTATTATGCGAAGGTATCCACCTTGTGTGGGCAACCTCTGGAATCAGATAAGAAATATTTCTATACTCTGAATCCAAAAGCTAAATATTGGGACGGTTTTACTTCACAGTGGTGTGTCAATCTTGATGATATTGCATGTAATTTTGCAAATGGCAAGCAAGAGGATGATGAAACACTTGATGAATTGTTGCAAGTTGTCAATAATGTTGCGTATATGCCAGATCAGGCAGCTCTTGAGAAGAAAGGTAAAACCCCTCTTCAAGCTAAGTTGTGCCTTGCCACAACTAATCAAATTGATCTTAATGTGCGTTATTATTATCAACATCCATATGCAGTTATTCGTCGATTCCCCATAATTCTTGAAGTTAGGGTCAAAGAAGAATTTGCTACTAATTTCAACGGGGTCACTAGATTAGATCCAGCTAAAGCCTCATTTGCCAGAAGCGAAGGAGGATTGCAGGATTTGTGGACTTTCCACACCTATAAAGCTGAACCATATCTAGGTAAAAACGAAAGAACACTTTTCAAATTAGTTCCTGACACTGTTTTTACAAATATACAAGATTTCCTGGCCTATTATGGTACTGAAATTCGAAATCATATTGAAACCCAGCAAAAGGTTTTAAATGTGATGTCATCAGTAAAAGACATTAAGGTTTGTGAATCTTGTCTCAGGACTAATTGCTCTTGTGGAATTACATCATTTGAACCACA